GTATAATTATTATAGTGTTCGGGAAGAACATTAATATTATTTTAGTATTACTATAATATTATTATTTTTAATATTGTTATTATAACAATATTATTATAATAATATTTTGTTATTATTATTTTAGTATTATCGTTTTAATTATAATTAATAGGACAATATTAACTATAATTCTACTATAATTAATAGGACAATATTACTTATAGTAAATAATATTACTTATAGTAATCTTAATATAATAAAATAATAACTAAAAACTAAATCTAAAACCTAAAAATGAAGGAAGTTAATAGCTTAACTTGTTAAGCTATTAACTTCCCTCCTCAACTTCACACTTTTTCACGATTCGTTGAGTTCAGCACTTGACTTTTTTTCATTCTGTTTTCGAGCGGCCGCCCACAAAACAGAGCAAAGAAAAGCAGAAGAAATTAAGTTTTTAGGTTTTGGTTTTTCGATTGGGAATTTAAAATTTAAAATTTAAAAAAAAGAATTTAAAATTTAAAAAAAAGAATTTAAATTAGATTAAAAATTTTTTAATAATCTAAAAAAAATAATTAAAACTATTTTACTTTAAAATTGGGTAATAAAAAAAATTAAATTAAAAAGGAGCTGAATTAAATCTTGCAAAAATTTTAGTTAGACTATGATATCTATAGTGCAGAATGCCGCCTCGCCGCAATTCAAGATATTCCCCTTAAGGATTTAAATAAGTCTGAGTTGGAGACAGTTTCTAATTATATTCTTTATGGGAAGGATAGTAATGGGACTTCTGTTGTTGATAGGGGCGAAGTTTAGATTAAGACAAAGTATTCGTCTTATAATAAAGAAAGAGTTATTAGTTTAGATGAATTAATGGAATCGCCAACCTTTGATGAGTCGATTTTTAAGAAAGAAAGAAATATTTATAAAAAAGTTAAACCTACTATTGATAAGGAAAAAGTTAAGGATATTCCTGGAATGAAGGAGCTGTGGAAATCAATTGAGCAATTTTAGGATTTACTTGACCAGAATTTAGGGAAGAAGCCTTTTAAAGAAGGGACAAAAAAATTAAGTCAACGACAATTATATCAATTGAAACATCAGCTAATTCAATTAAAGACACAGCAATACTATTTAGCAGATAGTGTTAGTTAGACGCTATTTACAAAAAAGAACCAAGGAAGTTTCTTTAGAGACTCAATTGAAAGTTAGGCTAATTATTTAGTACTACCAAGAGGTTATATGAACGGAAGCAACGATATTGAATTTAAAGAACCGAGAAAATCAACCTTACCAGCGGCCGCCCTCATTTCGGACGAAGACTTAGAGGTAATTATTAAAGAAAAAAAGCCTTACCTTGACTTTAGAAATAAGAATCATTTATATCATTTGATTCAGAATTACTGGGATATTGCTGAAAGTGTTAGAGAAATACCTGATTCTCCATTATGGGGTATCTTGGAGACATTGGATTTTTATATTGAAAAGGCTAACTTAAGTAAACAGCAATTACTTATTATTAGAGATAAGAAGTTAAGAATTCCTAATAAGGATATTGCAAAACATTTGATGGATGAACTTGGAATTTACCATCAGGAAAACTATGTGAGTACTATTTGGAATAAGAGCTTAAAGTTGATAGCGGCCGCTGCAGAATTGAATTATGATGAATTTTTGAGTAAGGATTATGATAAAGCTTGGAAAAATTGTATTAGATGCGGCAAGGAATTTTTAAGAGATGAACGAAACTTCATTAGAAAATCAAAAGCTTCTGATGGACTTTCTAATATTTGTAAGTGCTGTGAGAAAAAAAGTAGAAATAGGAGTTGAGATAATGGATAGATAGATTAATAAACTTTTGAAATATTTTAAAGAATTTAATTTAGTTGATATTCTCGCTTTTGGAAATATCCTTGGAGTTGAAGAACAAGAAAAGTTTGAGGATTATATTACTGAAATTCTTGATGCGTTTCAGAAAGAAGACAAATTAAAACGTAGAGCTTTTCTTAAAACTGCAAAAGATGTGGCGGCCGCCAACAAAGATATTTTAAAAGGATTGGCCAAGGAGGAGGGGGCTACCAAAAAATAATGGTAGCCTTAAGGTACTCTATTTTTTAACTTATCTTTCGACTTGCGGCCGAGTGAAAAAGAGGTGATATAAAATGGCAAAGAAAATTTGTTAGCGTTGTGGACAGGAAAAAACTTTAGCTAATTATATAGCAAGTAATTCAATTATTCACGGCGGTTCATTACCAATTTGCCGCCAGTGTTTAGCTGAGCAAATTGGGAAGGCGGCGGAAGAAAAAAATTGGAATATTGTTGACAAGATTTGTCAATGGGCTGATATTCCTTTTGTTCCAGAAGAATGGCAGAAAATGTATGATGCTCACGGAAAAGATGCTTTTGGAATGTATGCGGCCATATTTAGAGAACGACCTTATAATACGTTAGATTGGGGAATGTATAATGAAGTTTACTTACAAATAAGAGATGAAGAAAGGGTTGAAGATGCTTTACCTACTATAACAGAACATAGGAAAAAGTAGCTACGACAAAAGTGGGGAATGAATTATGATGATTAGGATTTAGAATATTTAGAAAATTTGCACCAAGGATTGATTAGTTCTCAAAATATTGTTGGTGCTTTAAATGAAGACCAAGCTTTAAAGCTATGTAAAATTTCTTTAATTATTGAAGAAAAAATACGCAGCGGCCTTGATTTTTCTAAGGATTTAAAGGCTTATGATGATCTTTCTAAGCTTGCCAATTTGACTCCAAAGGTGGTTAAAGAAGCTAATGACTTTAATTCTGTTGGAGAAATATTTGCTTATTTAGAAAAGAAAGGCTGGGTTAATGAATACTATGATGATGTTATTAGAGATGAAGTGGATTTAACACTAAAAGATATTAAGTATTGGCTTCAATATCTTTATGTTAATGAAACAGGTATTGCTGAGGAGATTGAAGAGAGAATTAAAAATCTGAAATTAAGTGCTGAACTTTCTGGAGAAAAATTCGATGAGACCGATTTTAGAGACTACATGAAACAGCAAGAGTCAGTAAACCACGCTCTTGAAGCGGAAGAATTTAAAGCGGAGTTGTAATAATATGAGTATTATAATGCCAGAAACAATACTTAATACCATTCATTTTGTTGTTCAGAAAACATCTGCAGAATTTTATCGAGATGGAATTCAACTTGAAAAAAATGCAATTATTTCAGCAAGAAGAATTAACAAGAATAGAAGTTTATACGAGAAAATTTGTCATATGTGGAGTATTTATCCAGACCTCTACATAAAAATAATTACTCCTATAGACTCAAAATTTAAATTAAATTTTTTCTAGGTCATATTTTTAAGAGTTTGTATGAGGCATGGACGAATTTTGACAATCGCCCCACGTGCGTCGGGCAAGAGCTTTATTTGTATATTGGCCTTATATTTAATTTGTATTTTTAGACCTGGTAGCCATGTCTTTATTTGTTCGCCTGGTAAACAGCAATCAGCAAAAATTGCTTAGCAGAAATTTAAATAGCTATTTGAATTACTACCTTTATTAAAAGCAGAGCTGGTGGGAGAAGGCAATTGGGGTAGTGATTATATTAAATTAACTTTTAGAAATAAGTCGTTATTAGATGTAATGACACCTTTAAATTCTACTCGTGGTAATAGAGCTACAGCAGGAATTATAGACGAGTTTAGAGATCATAATGCAAGTGATATTAGTGAAATTATATTGCCATTATTAAATGTAGATAGACCGATGGCAAATCAAGACAAGAATCCATATGAACCTCAACAAGTTCAAATGTGGATTTCATCTGCTTCAGAAAAAAATACTTTTGCTTATGATAAAACAATTGAAATGTTAGAATTATCAATTATTAATCCTTCTAATTGTTTTATTTGGGGCTTTGACTATAAAATTCCAATAAAAACAGGATTATTATCTAAGGACTTCTTAAATGAAATGAAAATGTCTTCAACTTTTTCAGAGGCAGGCTTTGCAAAAGAATATATGAGCCGCTTTGTTGGAAGTTCTGATGAATCTTGGTTTGATTACGAAAAATTTTTAAGTTGTAGAAAAATTGTAAATCCAGAAACGAAGGAAACTATTAGAGAAGGAATAGAGTCTTATTACATTATTTCAGTGGATGTTGGACATGAAAATTGTCAATCTATAGCAACTGTTTTAAAAGTTTTTCCTAATAATGATAAATATTATTGCAATTTAGTTAATCTTTATAGTTTGGGAAAAACAAATGCTGAAAAAGTTTTTACAAATCAAGCAAAAGAATTAAAGAGATTAATTCAAGCTTTTAATCCAAAAGAAGCCGTAATAGATATCAATGGATTAGGTATCGGATTAGCAGACGACATGATAAAAGAAACATGGGACGCAGAAAACAATATAATGTTGCCTGCATATGGCTTCTTTAATCGTGATGAATATGAAGAAAGACAGCCGAAAGGTTGTCAAAAAATTCTTTTTGGAATGAAAGCCTCTGGTAATTTAAACAGTGAAATCCATTCTGCTTTATACTCTAAAATTTACTCAGGTTGCGTTAGATTCCTTATTTCTGAATCTGATGCAAGTAATAAATTAATGAGTACTAAGGTCGGACAAAGAATGAGCCCAGAAAAGAAAATTGCCAGATTAATGCCGCATGAGATGACATCCATGCTTATTAATGAAATTATGAATTTAAGAGTTAAGCCCGCAGGTGAAAATAATGCCATTAAAGTAGAGAGAATTAATTCTCGTATTCAAAAAGATAAATTTTCTGCTTTAGAATATGGCGTTTGGAGAATGGTTCAGTTAGAAAATGAACACATGGCCAGTCGCCGCAATCGAGGTTTAGGTCGTAAATTAACTTTCTATAGAAAAGGGAGGTGAAGTTCATAAATGATAGAGCAAATTAACTTATCGGATTCAGAGCAAAAGAAATTAAAAGAATTAAAAGAGGAACGAATTACAGAATTTAAAAAAGCTTTTAAAGATATGATAGCAACCTCACGGGCGGCCTATCAAAAAACAGATGCAAAATTCATTAGAGAAAGACATTTAAATTATTCTAAGGAAGAAATTAATAGAATTGTTCAAAATGGCGACCCAATTAGCAGGGCGGCCTTATCAGAATTTTTCTTTGCTACTAATGGACTCTATAAACGTATCATTTTACATTATGCTACTTTCTTAACTTATTCTTGGATTTTAGTTCCATATGTTAAAAATAGACGATATAAGATTACTGAAAAGAAAATTGCTGATGCTTATTATGACGCTTCGGAATTTTGTACTAATTTTCAAATTGATAGAAAATGTGCGTTATTTGCAAGAGACATTCTTGTTAAAGGAGCTTATTATGGATTACTTCATGATAATGGCAACAATATTGTAATTCAAGATTTACCTTTTGATTATTGCCGCAGTCGCTTTAAGAATGAGCAAGATATTGATATTGTTGAATTTAATATGGCTTTCTTTGATACAATTAGAGATGAGCAATTAAGAAAAGAAATTCTTGCTACTTATCCAAAAGTTGTACAAAAAGGCTATTATAAATTTAAATATCATGACGGCCCAAAATGGTTGTTTCTTCCTGCTGAAATGGGAATTTATTTCTGCTATTTTGATGAGAGACCATTTTTCTTAGATTTACTGCCGCTACTTGATGACCTTGATGATTACAAAGAAATTGATAAGGAAAGAAATCTCCAAGCTTTAAAAAGAATCTTAGTTCAACAAGTGCCGCACGATGGCATGAAGCTTGTATTTGAGCCTGACGAAGCAGAAGAAATGCACGAAGGTGCACTTAACATGATGGCTGGAAATTCTGATATTGATGTACTTACTACTTATACAAACGTTAGTTTACTTGATATGAGCAGTGATGACGATGAAAAGACAGAAGTTGAAGATGTACAAGATTTAATTTACCAATCTGCTGGTGTTTCTAAAGAGTTATTCTCTGCAACAACAGATGCTGGTATTCAGTATTCTCTTAATAATGACTTGGCAATGATGATGATATTAGGACAACGTTTTGCTCATTTTTTTACTGCACTTCTAAATTATAAATTTGAAAATAAAAAGGTTAAGTTTAAATTGTTAATTTTGCCTATTAGTTATTATAATAGTGCTGATTATACTTCAAGAGCAAGAGAGCTTGCATCATTTGGCTATTGCTTCTTAACTCCAGTCTTATCAACTGGTATTGACCAGACTAACTTGGCCGCACTCAAAACTCTTGAAAATGACTTACTTAATCTTGACGAAATTCTTAAACCTCTTCAATCTTCTTACACGCAGTCTGGAAAATCTCAGGGACAGCCAATTAGTGATTCAGACACTAAGGCCGCAGAATCCTCAGATTCTAATTCCAGTGATGAAACTGTTGAAGAAGATAATTCAGATTCTACTTCTGAAAAAGAGGATAAAGATAAAAATAATGATGAGGTGAAGGAAGATGGACAAAGTTGATTTTTCCAAGATTCCTACTACTCTTGATGTGTCTTTATTTGGAGAAACAGAAAAAATAACTGATACTTTGTCTAAATGTAGGGTACGAATTTTTTATAAGGGAATGAATAGAAATCGTACCTATATATCAGAGGACTTTGCAAATCAGCTTATTGCCTCATTACCTTATACTCCAATCAAGGGTATTTTTGATAAAGATACCCTTGACTATGAAGGACATGGGGAAGACAACACGGACGGAAGAATTTATGGAGTTGTTATGGCAGACCCAAATTTTGCTTGGGAAGATTATGAAGATATAGATGGTATTACAAGAAGCTACGCTTGTGCTGATGTGCTATTGTTTACTGGTCTTTATCCTGAAGCACAACTCATTAAAGGAAAATCCCAGTCTATGGAAATCTTTAGAAAGACGCTTGTTGGTGAGTGGAGGATTTGCGAAACTGATAATCAACCATACTATCATTTTATAAGTGGAAGCTTAGTTGGTTTACAAGCTTTGGGAGATGATACTGAACCTTGTTTTGAAGGTTCGGCATTCTTTAGTTTATATAAAGATGTAAAAGAAATGGTAGATTATATAAAAAAATTTAGTATAAAAAAGGAGGAGAAGGTAATAATGGATAAGAGTTTATTTAGACTTTCAGACCATGAGAAGGCAAATATTCTGTTTGACTTACTTAATCCTAATTTTACTGCAGAAGGAAATTGGGAATGTTCTCTTGAAATTCTTGACGTTTATGATGAGTATTGTGTTTGCTTTGACGTTGCGGCACGCAAATATGTAAGAGTATATTACACAAAAGACGATGCTACAGATTCAGTAGTAATTGGAGATATCGTTGATGTTAAGATTGTTGATGTTAGTGAAACAGAATATAATGCTCTTGAAGCAATGAAAGCTGTTGGCGGTTCTTTTGAAGCAATACAGTCCGCTCATGAGGAACTTAAAGCAGAAAATGAAGCTTTTAGTACTAAGATTGATGAACTTGAAGCTAAAGTTTCTGAATATGATTCTGCGGCCGAAGCAAAAACAGAAGAGGCAGTTAAAACTGTAGAGGTTTCAGAAACTATTGAAAATGCTGAGCCAGCAGTTGAGGCTTCACTTACAGAATCAGCAGAAACAGCAGAATCAGCAGAAACAGCAGAATCAGCAGAGACAGTAGAAACTTCATCAACTGTAGAATCTACAGTAGACTATGAAGCTCAGATTTCTGAAAAGGATACTATAATTTCTGGACTTGAAGAAAAAGTTTCTGATTTTGAATCTGAAAAAGTTAGACTTGAATCTGAAGTAAATGACTTAACAAATGAGGTAGAAAAGTTATCAGCCTTTAAAAAGGATGTTGAAACAGAGCAGAAGAAAGAAATTCTTTCAAAGTATGAATCTCATTTAACAGAATCTGCTATTTCTAATTTTACTGATAACATGGACAAATTCACTGTTGAAGACTTCAAAAAAGAAGTTTGCACAGCTGCTGTAGAATCTGACCCATCTATTTTCAGCAAGGAAGAGCCGCAGGTTTTCTATAAAGGCGGAAACATTGAAGCTAATAAAGGAGAAAACAGCCTTATTAGATTATTAAATAGTTATAAAAATGGAGGTAATAAGTAATGGCAATAAAATTTTTTGATTGTAAAGGCTATGGTCAGATTGAACCAAGTCAGGTATGGTTTACTCGTGCTGGTATGTCTGAATCACAGTGTGCACTTGACCCAGATAAGTTTGCCGCTCATTTTCCAATGACAGCAACAGAATCAACAGATGAAAAAATCTATGCTGAAAATGGTGCATTTTTAATGATTGATAAGCAGAATAAGATTGCTACAATCCCTAATGAAGACATGAGCAAACTTGGTTATAAGATGGGTATTAATTACTCAACAGAAAAAATTTACAACCAGTTTACACCTGGCCGCAGAAATTTCTGCATGATTGCTGGTGAATTCCTTCCAAGAATTGGTTTCGTTGAACCAGGCATGAGAATTTGCACAAATGCAGTAGCTTGGGATTCAGAAGCAGATATTTTCACAACTGCTAATCCTACAGATGATTCTGATATTATGTATAACGATGTTAAGACAGCACTTGCTACAAAGACAGATACACCAATCTATGCTGTAGTGACTAAAGATTCTAAGGGTAAACTCGTTATCGGCGGCAAGCCAGCAGATGCTCTTGGTAATGTATATGCTATCGTAACAGAAGCTTATTTCAATGCAGACAATACAAAATCATTTAAGATTATGTTTGTAAATAAACCAGAATAAGGATTAAGGGAGGTTGAAAAATAATGACAGATAAGAAAGCAATAAAGGATTTAGTTGTTTGCTCTTTCTATGGCACAAACCCTGATCCTTCTAAATTCTCAAATGCAGATATAAAAAATACTCTTAGAGAAGAGATTCATAAGATTGCCCACGATTACGATTCATATCGTAGAAATAAGTATGACCTTTTTGAAATCATGCAGGAAGCTTATACAGAAATCGTTCCACGTCAGATTGAAGACTTTATGGGTAGTTTTGCTGAAATTAAAACAGTTCCAAATGGACAGAAAGCTCAGTTCGTTGTAAACACTGGCCGCAGACGTGCGAAGCAGTTTATTACAGAAGTAGGACTCTCAGGCGTTTATGAGAGCTTCCGTCTCGATAAGAGAACTTTTGAAGTTGGTGCTAAGGCAATTGGCGGTACAGCATATATTGATTTTGAAAGATATATTTCAGGAGATGAAGATATCACAGAATCAACTGATATTCTTATTGAAGGTTATCAGGAAGCTATTTTTGGTGAAGTTCAGAAAGCACTTCTCGCTTCTGTAAATGATGCTGAAAGACCAACAAAGAATAAGCACATTGGTGCAGGCTTTGATGCTGATGCTATGGCACAGCTTTGTGCAGTAGCAGGTTCTTATGGAAATGGCGGCGTGACAATCTTCGCTACACCAGAATTCGTTGCAGCAATGGGCCCAGATGCAATTGGTCTTCCAATTTATGCTCCATCAGCGACAACTGCTGGTAAGGGCTATGGCTATGCTACTCCAGTATATTCACCAAGAGATATTGAAGATATTGCTAATACAGGTTATATCAAGACATTCCGCGGTAATCCAATTGTTCAGATTCCACAGTCATTTACAGATGAAACAAATGAAACAACTGTAATGAACCCAGCAGTAGCTTATATTTTCCCTAACGGTCAGGCTAAGCCAGTTAAGATTGTTTTTGAAGGAGATATGAGACTTGACGATTGGCAGCACAGAGATAGAAGCTTTGAAATCGAAGTTTATGGTAAAGTTGGTGTAGCTATTCTCACAACTTACAACTGGTGTCTCTATGTTAATACAGAACTTGATTATGACACAAATACAAAATATGCCCTTGAACTCAATGGCTAATAGATAAACAATTAAATAAAATTTTATATAAATGAAATTTGGTGAGTGAGGCTATCTCACCCACCATTTTTTGAGTTAAAAGGAGGAAATTAATATGGCAGAAACAAGAATGGTATTGATTAAGAGTATGGTTAATGCTACTGTAAGTGTAAGAAAATCAGAATATGGCGTTAATAGAAGATGGGAAAAGCGTGGACAGACACAGGCTATTCCTTATGATGTTGTTGAGCAGTTGCTCTGGACAACAGGCTTTAGAAATATGATTGATAATGGAATTCTTTACATAGATGATTTACAGACTAAGAAAGATTTAGGGCTTGAACCAGAGGACGCGACTGAACCAACTAATATTATTGCTCTTACAGAATTACAGATGGAGAATTTACTTAAAAATACTCCACTTACAGTATTTAAAAAAGAAATCTCACAGTTAAAAGACACTCAGATTGATAATCTTATTGACTATGCGATTGAAAAGAAAATTGTTGATACTGATAAGTGTAGTTTACTTAAACAGATAACTAAAAGAGATATACTTCTTGCAATATCAAGAAAAGAAGATATGGAAGCACTTGAAAGAGCAGAAAAAGCACAACGCTCCGCTCCTGTAGAGGGCCGCAGATAAAAGGTGATATAAATGGTATCTTTAATGACAGTGTATGAAGCTTTTCTTAGTAAAGTTAATGAGGATGATTGGTCTCACTGCTATTCAAAAGAGGACTTAGAATGGTTTATTAAAGATTGGCGAGCATTTTTAGATTCTGCGTTGCCATACTTTAAATTTCCTCGTTGTAGTCTGGAGATAGACGAAACAACTCAAACTTTTACTGATGAAAATATGGATTCCGAAGAAGTTCAGGTTCTTGCCGTTTTTATGAAATAGGAATGGCTTAAAAGAACTATTGACTCTTGGGAAAATATAAAAACTCAATATGATGAAAAAGATTTTTCTCAGGCGAATTTGCTTAAAACTTTTATTTCTCTCAAAGACCAAGTAATTGAAGAAGCTGAAAATATGGAAAGAAAATATTATCGTTCAGTTAATAAAAAGCCATTTCATTATGGCAGATTGGCTGGCGGCAAGAGGAAGGGCTATGGTAAATAGTTCTGAAATATATCAAGAAGCTTATCGAGATAAGATGAAGAAAAAGCTTTATGGACTTTTGAGAGAAAGAGAAAAAGATGGAGAATGGGAGAAATATTTAGATACAATTTTAATTGAGTTAGGTGGTTATTCTGAGAATAATAAGACTATCGAATATTATACTCTTTATCATAAACTGGCCGCTTGTAGATATTTATCTTTTAAATACTATCGAAAAACGATTTTTGAATGCATGAATCTTTTTGATTATATAAGAGTTGATTGCTGATGGGTTATTTTGAAGATGTATATTTAAAAAGAATGAATATAGACGGGCATACTCAGCAAGATAGAGTTAAAACAAGAAAAGAAAAAGAATTCGATAGACTTTTTTTAAAGAAAACAGAATATCAATGTCATCTTTGCTCTGTTAATGGGGAGGATAGAAACGATATTTGTTCTCTTCAACCTAACAGTTGGAATGAATCAAAGTTAGTAAGTAATCTCTTAATGTCAACTAAAGCCGCACCTCTAAAGACAGGAGATATTTTATAGATAAAACAACGAATTAAAGATAAAGAACAAGATAAAATTTGGCTTGTATTTTTCGTTGAAGATAATCTTACTAAAGGTTATCAACTTTTTAAGATAATTTGCTTAGATAGTGAGATTAATTTAATTAATGAATATGGAGATACAGATATTGTAATTCCAGTTAAATTTGTTAGTGCAACCAGTAGCTTTATTACAGACCAATTTTCAATATCTTAGAGCAATTTGGGTTATAGAGAGCCTAATGCTAATAGGTCTTTTATTACTGCTGATTTTGATGCTTTGCAAAAAGGAAGATATTTAGAATATCAAGAAAGAGGATGGGAAATTATGGGAAAAGATACCATTAGTATTCCTAATGTTAGTTATACTTTTATTAGTGAAAAGTTGCTTGTGCCGCCAGAATTAAAAAGTTCAGAGGACATATTGGTTGGCCGCGACACTAATTTCTTTTTAAATGGTAGGTGATATTATGGAATCTAAAGTACGCTATGGTCAAGAGCATGGACCGAATCTCATTAAAATTGCTCATAAACTAATTGATAATCAAAATCTTTTGAAATTATTAATAAATACAGATTTAGACCCTTTAAATAAAGAAAAACATCCAGACGTAGTAGACGGTTTGTCATTAATAGGAAAGAACATTCGTGTTATTCCATTAATTACCGCAGATGAAGAAAACATTACATCAAAAATAGTTTTACTTTATACTAACGGCTCTATAAACAGTAGTAATATGGATAATGAAAATATGTCTTTAATGATAAATGTATATTGTCCTTTTAAAGAATGGTAGATTACAGGAAATAATTTAAGACCATTTGCAATAATGTCTGAAATTAGAAAATCTTTACAAGATAAAAGAATAAATGGCTTGGGAGAAATAAAATATTTAGGTTTTAGTGTTTCAACTTTAACAGAAGAATTAGGTTGTTATTCAATGGAGTTTACAATCAATGCTTTCAGCTAATCAAATTGAAGAAATAAAACAATAGGCTTATATGGGAGTGCCAAGCTCATTTAGCAATATTTGTAAAGTATACCCATTAAAATTAAAAGAAATAATTTCAATGGGTACATCCGTCTACCAAGGATATTTAGGTTTATTACTTCTAACAGAAGTTGATATATAGAAAATTATTAAAGAGAAAATAGGTGAAGAAGTTTCAATTGAAAATATCTATCCATTAGAATATTTAATTC